ACAGATTAGTAAATCAGGAAGGCCAAGGGTCATCCAATTTTCTATTCTACTAAGTCTTAATGGTTTACTGTATTGTAGTGAGGCTCTCTTTAATTGTTCGTACAGACCCGCTTCCTTTTTTGTTGGGTTTGTTGTCCTCGTGTTCAATAACTTCTTCAGCGTATCTCGGTTCATTTTGTTTCAGTTCCTTCAAAGCTTTTAGGACTTCGTCTTTAGACATACTATCTATAGTTCCGTGACGGATTTCTGATTTATTAATATAAATATTTCCATTGGCTTGGCCTCGTCTATATTCTGCCTGAACAGCGGCTGAATACGCCCCATTCTCTATAGCCAAATCTCTAATTCTTTGTAAGTCTCTTAAATGTCTTTTAAATGTAATACCATATTTCTCATCAAGTTCATCTCGATAAGCTTGGATAGCTCGACAGATATGTGGACAGATTTGAGGGTTAGTCATTTCATAAGCTCTAGTGTGAGCTGAAGAAGCTGGATACCCCGCATTAATTGCAGCTTCCCTCAAAGTTATCATTCCATCATTAGAAACAACTTCTTTTACAAACTTCTCTTGTTTCCTAGTAAGCTTACTATGAAGGTCAGCTTTTGGTCTTCCTCGACCCTTTTTCAAAGGCTTTAAGTTATTCATCCTATATATATAGACCAGAAAATATTTTTTTGCAAAAAACTTTTTCGCCCTTAGTAAGGCCAAAATCGATCTAATATTGTAAAGTTACATTTTTGAAATCAAATATGTAACCAAATATGTAACCATAGAATCCTTATGTACTAACGATTACAGAAGGAAGTTACATAAGTTACACCAGTTACACCTATATTTAACAAAAAATATTTTTTTTATTTTCAGCTCTATATATAAAGGAGATTAACAAATGTAACTATTTTTCTTTTTTCGTTTTCCACAAATATTCGTCAGTATCTCCGAGTCGGGTCTGATTCCCATTCTCAACTTGGTACTCGATTGTACTAACTTTAAAGTCTGGCCGTAAGGGCTCGTGAGGCGTGAGACTATTATCATAAACTCTCATCCGATTATTTGGATAGACACAAAACTGACCATTATTCAATTCCAATAGATTAAAAGATTTATGTTCGTCAGGTGTTTCAGCTGTACTATAATCTATGGCATTAACATCGGCATGATAATTATCTAGGGTAGCTATATAAGTTCCTTTTTGCAGACCAAAATCTCTGGTTAGCACCTCATAATCCATTGAACCGATGAATTGTTTATGAATAGCCACGATACCATAATCCATACAATTCCAGAACTGAAGATTATTAAGAGGTAGGTCGGGATTGGGTATTTCAGGTCTAGAAACAAACGCGCTAATAGGCAACTTGTCAAAGAGAGCCCCATACTGAGGCAAATAAGTCTCAAAATAAAATGCTCTGCCAGGAATAGATTTACATGAGACCCAGACCCCATCGACAAACTCCCCAAATCCATCTTCCAAATCCCTTAAATATTCTTTCCTGACATAAACTTTTTGAGCTGGTAGATTACAAATCAACTCACTCATATAATAATCTCACTAAGCGTTGTTTCGCGAGCCGCGGCATTTGATCTTTTGACTACGCGTCCATACTCGACTTCATTCATAGCTTTGGGACAATTAAGAACGGACCAATCTTCGTCAGGCATATTCTCATTTTTCTTTTTTAAATCTTTACAGATTTCTCTAAGACTTGGGTTGATTCTTTGCACACAATCAGGACAAGACATGGGCCGTGTCCTAATATGCTTTGTATTTTTTAATCTGATACCACAGTCTTTGCAATGATCTATACTATTTTTTGGCATTTAATAACCTCGTTTAATAACAGTTAGACAATTTGTTAACAATGCGGCCATTTTTGCATTATCGGCTTTTTTTAATTTGGATACCTCCTCATTAACAAGGCCTTCTATTTCTAAAATAGCCTCTGCCCATAATGGCATTTCGTTAATATTAATCCAAGTTTTTTCTTTGCTCATTTAAATATCTCCTTCAGTTTTTCCAAAAAGGTCTGTTTGTGGGGCGTGACCCGTGGGTCGAGAATGTGGAGTTTCCACACATTCTTCATAGTCGTTTGGCTTTTCATAGATGCGCCGTGATGGTGGGATCCAGAAAAGTTTCGTTTCAGTTGTTTTATTGCTGTGCTGAGTGCCGTTCCATATGAACCAAGCGTAGCTTGTAGCTGTCGAAGCAGTTGCGGACAGGCGTCCTTTAACGATTGGTACTCGCTCACTAAATTGCGCGATAATTGCTGGCGGATTTGGTTTAAATAATCTTTCATATCGACCTATACTTTCCATAAATTGGGTTCGTGCGAAGATTGCCACACATTTCCTAGTCATAGGAAGGGCTTTACGGACAAATTCTTCAGCTAGATTAAAGGGTGGGTTGGTAATGATATAATCGTAGGCACCTATTACCTGACTATACTCCAAGGCAAGAAAGTCTTGGATACGATCTTGGCCATAATCAGCTATGTCACATGATTCGACCTTGGAGAAATGTTCTCTAAGGACCTTGACCATGTGTCCACCACCGCAAGCTGGTTCAAGACAACTATCGTCAGACTTTTCTATTCTAGGAAACAATGCAAACTGAGGTTGCATGAGCACTTGCCAGAAGAGAGCTCTGGTAGCCCAAGGCGGAGTTGGAAAATAATCCAGACTATCGCTATCCTCGTGCCGTTGGCTCATCACGGCATGGGTTGTGTTTTGCGCGTTCATGGTGCCACTTCCCTACGTTTTATACTTCTTAATTGTAGATGAACTTTTATTCCAAACTCATAGCCTCGTCTATAATAGGCAGAAGACTTTTTGTCCTCATTCATCTGTTGATATATAAGAGCATCGTAAGCTCCTTCTTCAAAATGCATGATATAACCACGCCGCTTTCTTTCTGTGGGATGAATCATTCGCCATATCCTTCGGGACAACAGTCCTCACAAAATACTTTATCGTCATGGAAAAAAGCAACTTCTGCACAAGTCTTAGCTCCGCAGTCATTACAATCACGATCATAAACAAAACTAGATGGATTACCCCAAGACCCGTGGGTCTTGTACATTGTAAAGTCCCCTAGCTTTTCCTTTAATGTTTTGATCTGGTCATCGTTAAGGACATCCTTATAATCAATACAAAAAGCTTCATACTCTTTAGAAAAACAATCTAAAAAATGTAATTCGCCGTCTATTACTTTAAAAGTACCTGTGTTATCGGAAAATGTATAAACTGATTCTACTTGTTTCTTTGTCATTGTGACCTCCAAGTCTTTGTTAATGTTGGTGTGCAGATTGTTTTGAGGTATCGTCACTAAGATCCCATGGAGAATAAAATCACAGTCCTGAACGTGCTAAACAATCCGCACATATAATAAATAAGATTTATCGCATACTATGTCAAGCACAAAAAAAACCCGCTAGGGATAGCCTAACGGGTTCTTAAGTTTTGCAATTTAACCTTAATGAATAGGAGTACATTAAGTCTTTGTTAAAGTGTCTCTCGCAATTAAGTTGTACTAAATTAAATTAATACAGTCAATCCCATATATTAATATATTTATATTTTTTTAATTTGGCCCGCAGATCAGGGTCGGAACAGTTTTTGCAAAAGAATTTTATTGCAGTTCGACTATCGCCCATAAACAACAGCTGGTCTTTGTGATAGACAAAGGCCTTAGCACTATTGTCCATGTCCAACACCAAGTCTTTAAATCTATAAACGGTCATTTATTTTTGACTGCATTGTTTAATGAGTTGATTACGTCATCGATGTTTGGTTCTTTGCCCCATGGGTTATAAACACATTTATATTGACGTGGGCACCACGATTCGATCATTAGCTCATAGGTTTGGTTATTTCCTAGATATATACACGCCATCATACCCGTTCTAGATTTGATTCGTTTCTTTAAACGACAAGTGGTAAGTTTTTTTTTTCGATCTTACCTTGATTCTGGAGTTGTTGTTTTGTGTAGGATTTTGGAACGTATTTGTAAGTGTCAGCGCCAGCTCTTTTGGACCATACGGATGCAAGCAATAAAGCAAATCCACCTATTATAAGAGCTACAAGAAGCCATGTGATAGCTTCGCCTATCTGCCGTCTCATTTGTTGTTGCTTATAAACAGTCTCTTGTCTTTGTTTTCTTATCTGACCTTCCATCTGCAACAGTTCATCATAGGCCTGTGGGCCGTGGGTCATGTTTAAAAACATCTTGAGTTCGTACCTTTGTTCCTCAAGTTTCTTCTTGGCTGCATAAGCAGAGAGAGCTGCTTCCTCAATAGATCCAGCCTTAAACAATTTGCCAAACAGGGGAGGATTTTTGGCTTGCTTTTCTGCATTATCCACATCTGAAACAGCTCCCATCCAACGGCCGATGTCCCCAGACATTTGTTCAATATCGCGACCAACCGCAAATCCTTGTTTAATAGCGGAGAAAGCCTTAGACGCGACTCCCATCGCGAGTGATATAGTAACTGGGTCCATAAAAACATTATAGCACGTTTTTAAAAAAAAATGAAAGTCAAGACTATTAAAACAAAAAATAATTTTATATGATGTTTAATTCAGAGGAGAAATACATGTCAAATTTACCAAATAGAAGACCGTGTGTTACCACGGACGTAGGAGAAGGTTTAGCTGTGACCGTCTCATTTCATCCAGTAACGAATACACCAGTAGAAGTTTTTTTATCAGGGAGAGGTAAGAAAGCATCTGATGGGCCTATGACGGATGCTTTATACAATATGGGCGTTGAAGCGTCTAAATTAATGCAAAATAAAGATAATCAACCCGCAACGGAGTGATCTTTGGCTTTTCTCAAGGTCATTTCGGCGTCTACGAGCTCCTTTACTCTCTTTTGTTCCTCGGAAACATATTGAGAGTAGATGAACCGTAGTTGTCCACCCAAAGTTCTGCCTTCTTTAGCCGCAATTTTCTTAATTTCTAAATAAACATCTT